CTCCTTAATGCATTGAATTTTTTCGAGTGCTATTTCTGCTAAATCACCGTTTTCATCTCTACCATAAATGGCAATGTCGGATTCGGTCTGATCTTTAGCAATTATATTAAAATACTTCTCCGCCACCTCAAGAGCTTGCTCAAGGGTAATGATTTTAGCTTGATGATCGCTTCTTGATTTATCCAGCTCATAAGTAAGCCTATTCACCTCAGCATCTCTACTGGCGTGGCCAGCTTTGAAGCATTGACCATTACAGTTTATGCCGTGAGTATCTTTATGATCTCTGTGCAATTCATCCACCGATTTTTGATCACTCATTTCCAGTCGCCCCCGTATACATATTTAAGTAGCTCTAAAAGGTCGGCAAATTTGTAATAAACCATTTTTTCCGTTTGGTAGGTACTGGGTGATTTATAGTTCAAGATATAACCGTTTTTAATTATTTCTACAGTAAAGGTAAATCCGTCATATGTTTCGTTTGCTGATTCATCACTCATTCTCATCCATCCTTTTCAGTTCTTGTTCAATCCAATCAGCCCAATGAATCTCAATTCCGTATTCTTCAGTGATATCTTTTGTTTTCTTTTCCAATAGCTTTAAAATCTTCTCCCTCTCATCCAAGCGAACGTGGGGGATTGCTGCGGTGAAGCCAGCATCAAAATGCACAACTGCCGGAGGATGTGGAAGCATATTCCTTAGTGTTTGTCTGTACTGAGTAAACTCGTAATCCATGATCTTTTTTAGGTTTTTATTCATGATTTTTTTACCTTCAAATCTTCATAGTGAGATTTTTCAATTTCAGACGCATAATATTCCATGATTTGCTTTAAATCAGCTACGGCTTGCCAACATCGGCAACCGTAATGATCACAGGCTGCGCTGTCACCCACTAAGTCACTCACTCGCTCGGTTAGACTTTTACTCATCTTCCGACTCATCCTCTAACTTTTTACTCCACCCAATAGCTTTGCAATCAGGGCAGCCAAGGCATCCGGCATCTTTGCAGTCTTGTTTGTATTTTTCTTCCAGTTTTAAAATGTACTCAAGCTCTTTGCTGATTTTACTCATCTTCCAAAACCTCCCGAACGTGGATTATTTCCATTTGGTTTTTCAATCTGTTCAGTTCCACATCAGTACTGCAATAAGAAATGTGTGGTTTTACTTTAAGTTCGTGTGAAACATGAATCCAAAACTCCCTAGCCTTCCTCGCTTCCTGCGGCGGGTAAAAACCTAGTAATGCGGCGTTTTCGACGGAGAGGAGGGTGGGGTGCTTATCTCTTTGACCAAGATTTCCACTTAAATAATATGTATCTCCAAAGTGCATCAACCACCCATTGGTATGGTCACCCTCACACTTTCCCCATCCATAACTCGGACTCCACGCCCAGTCACCATTTTTAAATTGTTGCGGTTTTAATTTGTTGTTCATTTTATCTCCTAATTATAATTATTAAAATTACAGCCGTTTTTGTTCGTAATTTGCATAAATTACTTACCATCCTCTATGATTGATTCGATTTCTTTTTCTAACTCATCGTCAGGCATCAGTATGTACTTCTCCTGCGCCCTCACGATCTTCAGCAGCTTTTCAATGTCGAGGCGGGACTTTGCTATGAACTCTGAGTCTTTCCACGTTACTGGTAGAATAAGAAAGTCACCCGTTGGTTGACGATAAACGACATCGCCCTCGTGATTCACTTCCCACTTTTTACCTGTGGTCTGATCTACCCTCGCCTGAATTTCAGATAGGCATTGTAAGAGTTTAGTCATTTCAACCCCCATTTCTCCTGAAACGCACGGGCAAGTTTCCCGCCACGATGTTCACAACACTGATCTGGGGTGCTATGATCTGATGATTCAATGGCTGTCATATCATCACGGGTTTGGTTATAATCCCAACTTAGTGGGCTTGCGTAGAACTCCAAAACCTCCCTCGCCTCCTTCAACTCCTTCACTAGTGCGGTGATGGTGGTGGGGTCGCAGGCATTTTTAAAATTATACATAAATGATGTACCAGCCATCTCTGGATTTTCAATGGCTAAGCTGGCCAGCTTCAAAATCCGGTCTAGGTCGATTGGTTTGGTCATTTGCTTTTCCCCCTCAATGATGGAAATTCAAGCTCTCTCTGGCATTTAGTGCAATAAGCCTTAAGGCCATTTGATCTTATTGAAATCATTGGCTCATGGAAAAAAAGGTAGCATCTTAACCATCTTAAAAATTTCATTTTAATCCTTCCACCAATCCATACCGCCACCATTGCAATCCCTTACGTTCTCTCTCATTTCCAACTCTTCAGAAATTGCAATCTTAGCATCTTCTAAAGTTATGTCCTCATCGTATTCAAGCCCTAAGTGATCCATAAAATCCTTTTGCTTTTGAGTGGCTGGCCTTTTCACTGGTTCATTTCCTCTTCACTTTTATGAGACCAGCACTCGACTCCTGTTTCTGGATCGACATAGTAAAGCGTTGGGTTGCACCAGCAGTCTTTTGATTCTTCATGCTCTCTAGTCATCATGCTATGTCCGTCAAAAATTGTGGGAATTCTTCTTTGTCTGCAATTCTTTTTTCCAGTTCTTTTTTAAATCCAAGTACCTCCAGCTGTTCCCAACTGATGTGATCCACAACCGTACTTGAACTGAGTGTTCCACCATGTGTTTGCCATAACTCTAACGCTTGACGTTCTGTTTCTGCTGCGTAGTATTTTTTTCCATTGATTAAATAAACATTGATTGTTTTCATATTATTTCCTTTTTTGTTTTCGGTTAATTTTTCTGCTCTTACGTTGTTGTTTTCGTTTAGCTTTTGTCTTTTTCTTATTGGTCTGTACATTCGATTTTGCCTTCTTTCTTTTTCCTCCACGGCTGTCTGTGTTTAATGCTGCTGCCATCATTCTGGCCATCATTTGAAGTCTAAGACTCATTACTTTACCCACTCTCTGACGTTTGTTTCTTCTTTTAATTTTAATGATCTTTTTGTTCCTATAAAAAGCCCATCTTCTTGATACTTTTGACGAACTCGTCTGACCGATTCCATTGAGCAGGCGTTTTCGCTGTATAAAATTTCCTTGAATTTGTTGTAAGGAATTTCTCCCAGTTGATTCTTTAGATCATGAAAAGTTGCGAGATAAGCTAACCATAAAACTTTGTCCGAATCTCTGGTCGAAGGGTGCTTGTCTAAGAGATAAGCCACTCGGTCTTTTGCTTTGTTTAAGTGTGAAATCATGCTTTTGCTTTTGAGTGGCTGGCCTTTTCACCTGAACCCCCATTTTTGAAAGTGCTGTTTTGCAACGTCAAGATTGAGTGAAGCGTCAAAACCTTGCTTTTTAAAATCTATTGAATCTCTGATTTTAATTTGAGACTCAACGTGTTTTTTTAATTCAGCCAACCGCTTGCCTTCGGTGATTAAATTATTCATTCCATCCCCCATTTCTTCAGTTCAAAATATTGACCACGAAAAGCTTCACACCGATGGCACTGGTAAATATCCGCTTCGGTGTTTTGAATGGCGTTAAAGGCTTGATCGCTTATTGATAAAATATGATCATAAGCTTTTATCAAATCCCCTTTTTTCAAAGAATCAATTGCAGCTCTTGAAAATCTTTCAATTTGCTGTACGGTTTCAATTTCTGTTCTTGTCATCTTGTCGCTCCAGTCTTTCAATTTGCTTTTCATTAAAAAATTCCAGTCCAAGTTTTAAAGAAATATCCATATCCACGGGTCGTCGTGGATAAAACTTTCCAGCAGCACAGTTTGTAGCCAAATCTTCAAGCTCACTGTTTGTTAGTTTCATTCCATCCCCCATTTCTTTAGCACTAATTTTGTTTTATGAAGTGGGTGGCAGGTATCAGAACAAAACTCGCTATGGATTGTTTCATCAGCATCTTTCAAAGCCTCCCGCATATCCTCGATCATTGAATAGATTTTTAGCATTGTTTCTGGAAGATGGAAGTCTTCGTATCTTTCCATATTAAACCATTGGGTTTCAATTGTTCCAGAATGTTCATTTGCCAACTCAGCCAACCGCTTGCCTTCAGTGATTAGTTTATTCATTTGAATCATCCTTATCTAATCCTTCTGCCGCACAAAAAATGAAGTGCACATCGCTTGGAGTTTGACCGTGATTGAGCATTGATGCTGCAAGTGCTCCGTAGTGTAAAATGTTAAATAATCTAAAATAGTCTGATTGTATTAAATAAAAATGCCCGTGCTGTCCGCTGTCAAGTGATGTGTCACGAATACCAATTTCATAGCTTGCAAATTCGTTCGGCTTCCACTCAGCGCATGTAACCTTATATTTACCTACCGTGAATCTTCCAATATTTTTATTCATTTCCTCATCCTTTCCTTAAAATCCCTTGGCCCGATGGAACAGCGTAGTATTCACATCCCCCGCCACGGGATCATGTCCACCGAATTTCTCACCCTGCGGGGTGACCAAGGGGTTATTCATCGCTGACCTCGTAGGGGCCTAAGTGTTTTTCGTATTCGTAATTTAAAAACTCACATTCTGCTTCTTTTTCTGTGTATAGAGAAAGAAATACTTGCCACGTGCCGCAATCTCTTAAATACCGCCACTGCCAAACCGTCTTGGTCTTTTGGGCAATTGGCTTGTCTTCTACGATTTCCCAGTCGTCGGACAACATATCCTCTAAATTAAAGTCAAAACTTGACTGGTCATTTCTAAAAACGACGTACTTATTCCAGCTTTTTATTCTTATTTCTTTCCCAGCCCTGAATGCGGGCAGGACATCTTCTAAACGGCTCATAAAAAACTCCACAAAAACACACACAGAAAAAACATCGACGCTCCGAATATAAACATCACGAAGTTAAGCGCGAACGCTGCTCGGTCTTTTCTATTCTTAATAATCTTATGCTGAGTAAAATCTACTTGATACGTTTTCATTTCATTGTCTCCTTCTTAATACCAGCCCGCCTGATCAATTTAGGTGATTCTTTCTTGATGTTTTCAAGCGGACTGGCTTCTTGCGGTAGTGCAAGCTTTATTCCGTTATGGTTATCTAAGCTTTTGATATATTCAGCGCACGGGCTAATCTTTTCAATTACCTTGCGTGGTCGCCCTCCAAGCTTCCCATTCTTACGGCTAGACTTTGCTTTCTTAATACTCTTAGCTGCGCCACCTAGTTTGCCTAAAAGTGACGCAGCCTTTTTTAAATCTCTATTTTGCATATAAATGGTGTTCTAATCCTAAATCGGTTAATCGTAAAATGATTTCTTTATCACTCACAGCCTCGTCACCCACTAGCTGGGTTAGCTCTCTGATGTCAGCACAATGGATCAGTGCTGTGACATCATTATGTAGTTCGTCGCTGATTTTTTTAGCCTCGACTAGCATTGCTCTGATCATTTTGTTTCTGTCTAAAACTCCGAATTGTGTGTCGTTCATTTCATTTCTCCCTGTTTGTTGTCTATATATAAACAATAACCTAACCCTTTAGGTATTGCAACAAGTTTTTTTCAACATCTTCAATATTTCTTGCAACAAAGGCTATACCCCCCAGCTCGTTTATGCGCGAGATGATGAACTCCTGCTCTTTTGAGACGCGCCCTGTAGGGGTCTTAACCTCGATTGCCAGCATCCGGCCACCGGGTAAGCAGGAAAGTATGTCCGGAATGCCCTTGCGGTGATACGCGCTCTGTTTCCGATACTCCCCTATGTTCCTATCAAACACGCCCACGGTGTCGTTTTTCCAACAGAAAATACCACGGTTCACTAGGTAGCCTAGAATCTGGTTCTCTATCTCTTTTTCGGTCACAATGTTATAACTCCCGTTCCATTCCTAAAACTCTCCCCCTTCACAATCTGATCAGCGTATCCAATCGCTTTCCTGATGTTCTCATTGCCTTCTGGAATCATTGAATTGATATTAAATACAGCGCACTCGTATGGCTCTTTGGTGCTGATCGCTATAATGAAGTAATCCAGATCAAGCGGTCTGCCAATCGCATGGCCGTAAAAAGCAAGTTGTGTGTGGTAGTGGTATTCCTTAATTACTTTATCAAAGCTGTAGATGTCGCTAGTCGTCTTCAGATCGTAAACAAAGCCTTCACCGTATCCGTCTATCTTGCTCTTGCAAGTGTATCCGTCCAGCTCGAAGTCGATCCACTTTTCCTTCTCTGATAAGTCAATCAAATCCTTGGCGTGTGGCGTACTCATAACAGATGACGCGCACTCCATAGCCTTAAGCCATTCTGTTTCGTCAATCAAAGTCTTCCCTTCATTGTAAAACACAAACTCATTATAATCGGACTTGCCTTGGGTGGTGCGCCTATCAAACTTGGGCGACTTAACAAACTCATCCATCCCCACACCGAGCACCATCGCATGAACGAGTGAGCCAAAGTTCATTGCATCATTCGCCTTAAATGGGTTATGATAGTTGTGCCAAGCGTACATTGGCGATTTTAATACGTTCTTAATCAAACTGGCGTTTACTGCTGCTTTTTTAAAATAGCTCATGTTGTCTATCGTCCTTTTCTATTACTTCATTTATTTCTGGTAATGCTTTGTTTTTCTCTCCAAAGGCTGAACTAAATTCTTTATCCTTGAATAAATCTGCCAATCCAGTTATCTGCTTTAACCTCAATAACTCGTCCTTATCCATCCCAATATGCTTTAAAATCCATGCATCACTCATTCCAGCCTTGGTCAACTCTGAAACAATATTCGACATTAGATCAATCGAGTGACTGCCTCTGGCCCTATTGTGACGAATGGTTGATGCCATGCGCTGTGATTCATCTTTTTCAATCACTACGACCGGGAGCATTCCTTTCTCTCTATCTCTAATGCGCTTAGAGTTTTTCATAGTGGTGTATCTATGGAACCCGTCAACAATCTCAAACATGTCGGTATCAGGTATCTTATAGCATACGATAGGCATCGTGTAGCCATCTTCCCAGATTGATGTTTCAAGTAGCTCCATTTCTGGTGGGGCTACCGAGTTGGGGTTATAGGTATTCGCTTTAATCTTATCCATTGGTATGGATCTTACGTTATAAACTGGACTTTGCATTTAAGACTCCTTTATATTTGTTGCTTGCTTCTGTTCTCATTTGTGTTTCTGTTTTAGTTAAAGAAAATCCCATGTACTTACAGAGATGATCGTTCTTCATAATGCAAACGCACATTCTTTTATAAGTTGGTATCTCTCTAAACTCCTCAATATCTATATCATCTTGGTATTCCATTCTTACTGGATTCTTTGTTGTTTTGTAGTTTGTATCCGCGATTACTTCGTATTTGATGTTTAATTCTTTTATCTTTTCAATGGTTTCTGCGGATAAACAACCACCCTTTTCAGTCCAAAATTTCTTACTGATCTCGAGCTTTCTTCGGTAGTTATCCGCTGAGTTCTTTGGGAGTGTAGACAATAAAAACTCCATGTATGTTTTCCAAGTATGTCCCTCTGGAAGTTTGATTGATCTCCACCCCATAGCGGTAGTGCCACCATACAGGCCAGCGAAGTTTACTCCACTTGTTCTTCCAATCATTTTTCCCCAGTTTTTAGGATCAATTACTTTGTATAACTTTAGATTTTCTATTCCTGAATCATGAAATGGTGAGGCCACTCTCATTTGCGCTGGCGATAATCCGGCTTTCCAAAATAGATCGTAAAGCTTGTTGTAATCCCATCTGTTTTTGTAGTTTGCAATCCATATATCATCTACCCTAAAATCAAAAATAGGATAAGCATTATAGATACCTTCACTCATCTCAAGCGTCCAATCAATGCCATTATATTTATTTTTATTCTTATCAGAGTGAATAGCCCTCCATCTATTCAGTGACTCGTCTGTTCTTATGCCAACTAAACAAGCTGTTTTTTTAGCGTTATTTTTTTCGTGAATCCACATAGAAAACCGATCTTGCAAATCATAATCCCACATACCTTTTTTAAACCAAGTAAACTCATGATTCATTTCTGATACGCAGGTTATTGGCAATTCTCTTACCCATAAATCCTTCTTGTCTCTATCCCACGGTATCCAGTGGTCATTATAAGCGGATGTTGCGCATTTCGCTGCAAGCGGTAAACATATTCTGTAAACATCTAAAATATCTAAATTTTTAGATAGTTCTGAATCAACGTAGTCGGTCGTCATCTGATATTGAGCCTCGTAGTCAATATGAAAAACACCTATTTTTCTTTTTAAGTTGTTTTTTCTAATGTAATCAATGCAAAGATTTAATAAAACTCCGCTATCCTTACCTCCAGAGAATGAAACATAAACATTATCAAACTCATTGAAAATAAGTTTTAATCTTTCGTTTGCTGCATCGTATACGTTCATCATTTTTTTTCGTCCTTCTAGTTCAATGCGTTTTAATGCTCCGTAATACTCTGTATTGGATCGCTGATAACCCAAGCTAACCAAGTGATTGTCATTACTTAAAATAGCCTTACAAATTGCCCTGTATGATGGAGCCTTGTTGAGCGATTCTAGTTTTGCATCAGCCTCGTCCGGTATCCCGTCGGGGTAGCCTTGAGATTCCCACTTCTTTATGTAGTTGTCAATTTTTTGTAGCATACCATTCATCTATTGCTTTTTGAGCTTGTGCGTTAGCATCGTCTTGTTGTTGTTTAGTTAAATAACTCCATGCGTGTCTGGTTATGTCTTCTGGGCATCCGATTGCTAGGCAACAAGCGGCGTGACCAACCCATGCTTTTTTATTTCCTTGATCTCCAGATAAATGATGTTCGCAAGCTATTGGCCATTCAGTAATAACTCTTTTCATAAATGAACCATAAAGTTCGTGATTTCCGGTAAACTCTACTGCTTTTCTTAAAAAATAATTTCTTTCTTTACCTGAAACATTTCTCCACATTCCATTCTTAAAACATTCCCAGCTAGTGTATGGATGCCATATCTTGTTCATTCAAAAACCAACCTTTCTATATTGTTGTATCCATTCTTACTGACTAAAATAATACTCTTAGGCGCACGCCCGCACACCTGCTCCGCCTGTTCGTGTGTATCTCCGACAATAGGGCAGTCAAGCTCCTGCAAACGCTTCACCATTCGCTTATAGGCCCAATCATTTGAGAACGTGAAATACTCCACATGATCACGGTCAAGCATTGATAGCGGCTTGTAGATCACCATTAGGCAATCGTTTCCGGCCTTAGAGGTGTGAAAGCCAAGAACCACTTTCTTGACCAGCATCTCTCTAGGCTTGGGCTTGGCTAGGATGTCTTGCACATCCGATTCAACCCTAAGCTTCGTTTCCTTCTTAGTGTAAAACACATGACCGCAAACATCACACGCTGGCAGAATTTTTAACACATACTCGAAACACTCGGGGCATACCCGGTGCTGAATCTCTTCCTCTGGCTTCTTGCCCTTCCTTGCCGTTACCACTTTCGGGTTGTTGATCGGGCCGCATGACCTGACCACGTTTCCATAGTCCAGTACTAGGCAGTCTTTCTTCCCTTCGCTGATACGCAAGCCACGGCCAACGGTTTGCACATAGAGCACTGGGGAGCGGGTGGGGCGCATCAAAACTACTGCGTCAATCGGTGGGAAGTCGTATCCTTCGCTAACGATGGTCACAAAAACCAAATGCCTTGCATCCCTCTTCTCAAACCAATGAATAGCGACTGCCCTTGAGTTCTTATCCATCTTTGAGTGAATAGCAAACGCATTAATGCCCAATGTATTTCTAACCATCTCAGCATGTGCAATCGATGCGCAAGCCCACACAATCTTCTTACGCCCAATCAGGCGATCAAGTGCATCATTCACTTGTAGGTCAACTACCGTCTGATCCACAGTCACACGCTCAACATCTTCCTGAGCATACTCCCCGGCTCTCACCGATAGCTGCGAAGTGTCGATCTGGTGGTTCGGTGCCTTCATTAGTGGACGCACCAAGTACCCCTCGTCAATCAGTTCATCCATTGGCTTAATAAAGTCGATCTTCTCAAAGAACTTACCCTCGCCGTAGATCGGGCCGTCCGCCCTGAATGGCGTTGCAGTGAAACCGATTACCTTCATCTTTTCATGCTTATTAAGCTCAAAGAAATCAAAGTACCGCCCTTGTTCGTGGTCGATAGCGTGAACCTCATCAACCACCACAATATTGATGTGCATCTTAATTTCTGCAATCGACTGAATGCTTGCGATCACAATAGACCCGGACAAGTCTTTCTCAATTGATCCGCAATAAATACTGACCGAATCGAAGTTCTTTCTGAACCTTCTAGCTGTCTGCTCAATCAGGTTAATCTTTTGAGCAATTACAACAACTTTTAGATCAGGTTTTTTGGCAAAGCACTTTTGAAGGAGGGCTTGCATCACCTCTGTTTTGCCAGAACCCGTGCTCATCGCGCAAAGCACTGATCCCGTCTCATAAAGACGAGACCAGAGCTTTTCAACCGCTTGTTGTTGGTATGCGCGTAAGATCATTTAGAATAAACCATCACTTGATTTCTTGGTTTCTTCTGGCTTTTTATAAGCCTTAAAGTAACTAACTACGTTTTTTTCTCCATAAGTGTCTGTTCTTGTTTTAACAACCGCCGTTGCCTTGTATCCAACAAGTTGGGTTACATCAGTTAGTGGTTTATCGCCTCTACCTGAAACTTTGCAAAAGGTTTTTAACTGGGATAAACCTATGGCTGTTGCTTCTGGATTTTTATTTTTAATGTTCCACATTGTAAAAATAGTTCTCCCCTCATATTCACCAGTTAATATTTTCAACCTAGCGTTGATATACTCGCCTGTTCCATCTCGGGTCTCTTTAATTTCGGCATTGTCGATAATTACAGGGTAGTCACCTGCTGGGATTAATCCAAAACCACCTTCTTTTACGCCGTCAAAATTAATATTTAATCCGCTCATTTTTTTTCTCCTTTTATGTGTGCCCATGTTTTACCCGACTTTATGCCGGATATTGTAGCTTGCGAAACGTCAAACATTTTAGCTAAATCGCAAGCGTTAATTTTTTTTCTAGCTAAATGTTTTTTTATTAAAATTACATCATTATTTAATAGTTTACTGTTTTTACTATCCTGCCCTTTAAACGGCGGGGTTAATCCAGTTTTTATTGAATGATGAATGTTTTGTTTTTGTGTTACAGTTTCAAGATTAAAAACTCTATTATCTTTTTTAATCCCGTTTTTGTGGTTTATAACTAGGCCGTTTTTTATTTTTGATAAAAAGGCTTCATAAACAAGTCTATGAATATAAAATCTTTTTTTTAATCCGTTGTTTTTTAAGTTAACAGATAGGTATTTTGACTTTATATTAATATTTGAACTTAATATTTTTCCAATCATTTTCCACTTTTTATTATTACTTGTAATAACAAATCTATCTACAGATTTAACCCTCCCTAGATTGCTTACTTGGTACGGCCAATTCCTTATCTTTTTCCACTTTTCTAATTTTCGCATAGATTGCTCCTAAGTCTGCTGGTTCGTTTTTGTTTAAAGAATTGCTTCGGTCTTTTGCTATGATGTTATCTGTTTTATTTGTTAACAAAACACGCTCGCCCGTTTCTTTGTTGACATGAATAAAATAAACCTCATCCAAGAACGCAGCAATTTGACCGGACAACTTACCGATCAATTGAGGCGCAACAAAGCGTTGGTTGTTCTCGTCTTTGTCAATCTCACTTAAACAGGTGAATACAATTGAATAATGCGGTAAATCTCGAAACGCCTTAATCAGTGAACGCATCCTCTTTGCAAGTTCACCATACATTTTTAGGGTTTCTTTTGCGTCCGGCATCTCTTGCTGAAGCTGCTCAAGCATATTTGAATTAATCTCAGACAATGAATCAATAAAGATTGTTTTATATTTCTTTTTGCATTCATCTGATTGTAAGAACTGATAAACGTCGAGTAGTTTTGCAATTCTTTTTTCTTTTGGAATGACTGACCCATCATCTGCACGGGTTAAATCAATCACATCAATACTCTCGCCTCTCAGTGGAAGTAATCCAGCCTCAGCACTGATTAACAGCGTTGGCTCTCCAATCGTCTTAGCTAGCGAAGTCTTACCAGCTCCACTCTCGCCATAAACCAAAATCTTAAGAGCATCGACTCCAATGCCCTTTGTGCTACTTATTAACATATTCATTTCTCCTTTTAGGTCATTCAATAATTTGATTGACATCATCAGAATAGTCATTAATATTTTAATTGTCAATATAAATTAGCTTGGAGGCTACAACATTGTTTATCAAACTATACGAAAACGGCTATTCTCCTATTCCTGTTTATTACAAAGGAAAAAACCCTTGCATTTTAGAGTGGCAAAAGTATTGCTCTAAAAGAGCTACAGAAAAACAGATTGAAAACTGGAACGATGATCTTCACAATAATAAAATAAATATCGGGGTCGCGTGTGGTGAAGCGTCCGGCATTATCGTCATAGATATCGACACCGATGACAAAGAGTTTCTAAATTCTCTGCCACCATCCACAGTGAGGCGGCGGGGTCAGAAGGGGGAAGCTAGGTTCTTTAGGTATACTCCAAGCGTGCCTACTGCTAGTTTCCCCCAACTTGACATTTTATCAAACGGTAGGCAAATACTTGTTCCTCCATCCATTCACCCTGCCGGGATGCGGTACGAATGGCTAACTCCCGACACGTTAGAAAATACCAAACCAGAAGACTTGCCAGAACTTCCGCTTGATTTTCTTGATCAGATTAAATTCAAAACTAAAGACATCAAAATACAAGCCACGGGTCGCAATAACAAACTTGTCGATATTGTTTCAGCTATGCGGGGGTGTGGTGAATCTGAAACAGAGATCATCAAACAGGTGTACGAATGGGATTCGATGCACAACAAACCAAGACTTTTTACCGATAAATCAGAGGGTTTTAAGGCCGATAGCGAATCAGACGCTAAAAATAACGTCTGGAAATTTGTGACTAGCGTTACCAAGTCGCTTATTGATAAGGGCGTTGCTCGAATGAATGAGAACTTAGTCATTGAGTTAACGGAAGAAAAAGCAATCGCCAATACACTCACCTATCCAGAACCGACCGGGTTAGTAAAAGATATTCGTGATTTAATTCTAGATTACTCCGAGCGCGATATGCCGAACCTCGCTCTCGGTGGGGCTGTTAGTTTGATGTCCGTCATTTGTTCTAATAGGTTCAGGTTTGACCGTTGTTGGCCTAACACCTATGTTTTAAATCTTGCTCCAACAGGTGCGGGTAAATCTTTTCCGCAAAAAATTATCAGCATGATATTAGACGAGCGACTTGCCACTTCGCTCATCGGATACGGAAATTATCAATCCAGTGCAGCTTTTGCAAAGAACCTTGTTTCGAGGCGTGAACGGTTAGATGTGATTGATGAGGTTAGTTCTCTGTTTGCTCAAATGAAGGGCGGGGGACTTTGGCAAATGGGAATATTAGAGGAAATGTGCAAAGTCTGGTCTAACTCAAACGGCAAGTATAACGCCGCCGAGTATAGCGAGAAAGAAGACACATCGAGCTGTTTCAATCCATGCGTTAACGTGCTTGGGTCATCAACCATTGAAGGAATTAAGAATAACTTTAACAAGATGATGGTCACTAAGGGATTGATCCCACGCTTTCTAATCTTTTCGCATGAGAACTACGGATCATTGAAACGTGACTTTCTAAACGAGCCACTTTTAAACTCAGTGGTAGCTAGTGTGGATAAGATTCTATCTATTCCTAAGAATGAGCTAGGCATTAAGGTTGAGGTAGGCAGGGGGCCAGTCTATAACCCGAATGATGTAACACCAAGTGATAGAGACGCTGTAGAGTTTTTCGCTGAACTTAAACTATACTTTGCAAACAGAATCGAGTCTGAGTCTTCTGAAAACCTTCGATCACTGTTAACTCGTGGCAAAGAACAGGTAATGAAACTAGCCTTAATCCATGCTGTTGGTAACTTTAGAAATATCGAAATGGCTGATCTTGTTTGGGCTAAGGAAGTTTTCAACGTGTGTTTGAATAACTCTAGTTCATTCATCGAGGAATCAGCGGTGGATTCTGAGAACGAAAAGGACTTAAAGTCTTTTTTAAACCTTTTTGATAAAAAACAATTCATCACCATTCCCATTGCACTAAACAGATTAAAACGCTTTGACCTGAAAAAATTACAGGGCGTTACTGCCAGTCTTTTGGCGGCTGAAAAGATAAAATGCGCCGAAAAGACACACCTAGGCAAGAAAATATCTGGCTGGGTGCTAGATACACTTTAGCTAGATACACTGGTGTATCATAAAATCATCAAATAAATCATAAACTTACGGCCCTAGATACACTAATACACCGATACACTGGGGGGGGTGTATTGCTCTCGGGCGGACGGATTTAATTTCTGACTTAATTGTTTTTTTTGAGAGAGAGGGAGAGTCTTAGTGTATTTATGTATTATATATATATAATATTATATATTAATTAATAAAAACAATAACTTAACTAAATACACTGTAGATACATTTTCAGTGTACCAAAGTGTATTAACAAAATTAATTAAACACCACAAACAAAAACCCCCTAGAATCGCTTCTAAGGGGTTTTAGGTTCCGCACTACGTTTGGTGTGTTAGCGGTGTTCGGTGGCCTTAAATCAAAACGTCGATGATTCTATAGCCTATCCTGCCTATAGCCTCAAACTTCAATTCGTCAATCGTCTCTTGGTTGAGTCTATATCCCTCACAATCAAATAAATAAGACTTTTTGACCAACTCGTACTCTCGCTCTACGTCCGTGCAGTCTGCCAGCTCGCCAATGGCCTCGGAGTAACTGCTGTAATCATGCCCATCGTCCGATCCGTCTGGGTTGATAATCCTGTAGATCACGCGTGGCGTTTTCTGCTTCCCAAAATAATGCTGCGTTGTATTCATGTTCATTTCTCCTTGACCCTTAGAATAACATTTAAATTGTTAGTTTACAAGCAGGAACGAATTGAATTGCAATTGCAAAAAAAATTGTTAGCATTTAACTCAATGCTACCCATCATTGATTTAAACCACCACGAAGCAATCGAATCAGGAAAGCCAAAAACTACCAAACACGCCCAGACTTTTTCAGTTGACAAAGCCCTTTTATCTCAATTCAAAAAGTACTGCAAAACCAAATCAATCGCTGTCTCTCCAGTCGTTGAAAGCCTAATCGAACAAT